TTCGACGGTCTTGAGCCGGGTCTTCTTCGGGAGGACCGCTGTCTTCCCGCGGTTCCGCGCGCCGCCGTAGACCTCGTTCATCGCCTCGCGGAGGGCGACGACGGCCTCGTCCGGGATCTTCTCGTCGGTCTCGACCACCATGTCGGGCCGGCCGGAGTTGTCCCAGTAGGCGGTGGCCGCCTGGTCCAGCTTGCGGGCCAGGGCGATCGAGGTCCCGCACAGTTCCGCCGGCGGCAGGCCTACTAGGCCATTGTCCGACAGCCACCGCCAATGCAGGACCTCGGAGGCGTCGAGCTGGACCCAGCGTCCGTTCTCGTCAAAGAACTCGTACCAGACCGAATAGTCGGCGTTCCGGTGAACGCGGACGCGGGTCGGGTGCATGGGCCGCAGCTCGGAACACCAGCCCCGGTCGCCGGAGATCACGCGGGCGTAGCCGTTGCCGTGGAGGGCGGTCCAGTAGGTCACGAGCTGGTAGAAGTCGTAGGACGACTGCCACGGGTTCGGCCGCTTCTTCAGGACGTAGCCGGCCGGGACCGCGGCGTCGACCTTCCGGCCGTCGGGCAGCGTCCGCAGGATCTGGAGCGGCATCACCGCGACGGCCTGGGCGATCCAGCGGACGACCGCCAGGATCGACGTCACGCGGATCGCGACCTCGGGGCCGATGGCCGCCCGGTCGAGCGTTCCGAACGGGGTCGGGCTCGACAGGCTGCGGATCTCGATCACCCGCGGAGCGGAGGCGCGGCGGGGGCGACGGGCCCGCGGGGCGGGCTTTTTGGCGTTGGCGCGGGGCATGGGGCCAGTATCCCCGCGAAACTTGCCGGAGAATCTAGAGGACGTGGACCTTCCAGTCGTCCGCTCCACTGCCGGCCAGCTCCTCGTCCGCGCCGATCGCCATCGCGAACGCGACGACGGCCGCTGAGATCCCGTCGATCTTCTCGGTCGACTTCGACTTGTCCGGCTTGATCATGTCCGTCGTGTCGACGTACAGGCAGACGTTATTGGCGTTGAAGGTGAGGATCGGCGAGCGGTATCGGAACCGGCCCTCGGCCACCAGGCCCTCCAGCATCTTGCAGGGCTCGGACAGCGTCCGCGTGTTCTGGGCCACCGCCTGGACCTTGATGTCGTGTCGCTCCAGCAGCGTCGCCAGGAGCCCGACCTGCCAGGGGTCCGCGCCGACCCGGACCAGCCGATAGGTCTCCGCCATGGCCACGATCTCGCGGGCCACCGCTTCGTGGTCGAGCCGCGCCCCCTGGGTCGGGATCAGCCAGCCCTCCCGGACCCAGGTCGAGTAGGGAATGTTGTCCTTCCGCTCGCGCTCCGAGATCGTCTCCTCGGGGCACCAGTACCGCATCTCGCAATCCCAGGAGCCGTCGTCCGCCTTGAACAGGAACGCGGCGGCCGTCATGTCGAGATGGCTGGCGATGTCGATCCCGACGACACAGGCCCGGCCCTCCAGCGGCGCGGGCGGATCCTTCCGGCAGTCGGCGAAGGCGGAGCCGTGGAACCAGCGGTTATCGGCGGCCTGCCAGACGTTCAGCGAGTAGCGGAGCCACTTTGACCGCTTGCGGGGATCCGTCAGCGAGTCCTTCCAGTCGTCGCGGAACTCGTCCTCGGGGAACGCGATCCCCATCGACGGGTTGGCCTTCCGCCAGGTCTTCGGATCGTCGAAGTCGTCGTCCTCCGCGGCGGCGTAGATCAGCCCGTAGAAGGTCGGGTTCGTGGCCGGGTCCGCGATCACCAGCTCGCAATCCTTCCACCATTGCCAGCCCACTCCGTTCCGCGAATCGCCCGCGGTGGAGATCGAGATGACCAGGCCGTTCGCCGTGCCGCGGGTCGCGTAGATCAGGGCGTCGACCAGGTCCGGGGTTTTGAACGAGTGGATCTCGTCAAGAATCACTGAACCGTTCAGGCCTTCGTTTCGCCACGAGTCCGACGACAGGCAGCGGATCTCCTTCCCGGTCTCGCGGTTCCGGATGATCGACCGCGAGTCGACGATCTCCAGCATCTTCGAGAGTTTGGGCGAGGCGTCCACGGACTGCCGCACCATCCGGTACATCGTGCGGGCCTGGAGGCGGTCGTTTGCCGCGAGGAAGACGTCCTGGGCCGGGGCGTGGCAGGTGATCAGGTACTGGGCTAGCTGCGACATCAGCGACGACTTGCGGTTCTTCTTCGGGACGAAGATCCCGGCCCGGCGGAACCGCAGCCGGCCGTCGGCTCGCCGCCAGCCGAACAGCGGCATCAGGACCCGCTCGCGCTGCCACTCGATCAGCTCGACCGGCAGCGGCGCGCCGCCCGACTCGTCCGGGTGGCGGCAGAGCGTCTGGATAAACTCGATGACGTCCTTCGCCTTGTCGGGGTCCCACTTGTAGCCGGGGACGTACTCCGGCCGCTTACGCCCCGCGGAGCTTGAGCTTCGCAAGGAGGGCGTCTTCGGCGTCGGCTTCTTCTTGGCCACTGGTCGGATCCTGCGGGAGTCGCGCGGCGGAGGCCGCCGTCAGTCCGAAGTCCCTGGCCAGTGTGACGAAGTCGCGGCGTGAGTCACGGAGCAGTTTCGCCACCGGCGAGGCGGCCTGGCCCTTCTCGCTCGCGGTGATCCAGCCCTCGGCCGCGAGCTGCTCGGCGAGCTGCTCGGCGTCGGCGAACAGGTGGCACAGGATCCCGAACGTCTCGGCCTGGTCCAGGCGGAGCCGGCCGTCGGCCGCCAGGGCCGGGGCGTGGGCGGACCAGAACCGCGCGGCGATCGGCCGCGATTGAACCGAAGCCGGGGCGGCGATCCCGCCGGCCGGCGGCGGCGCTGGCTGCGACTTGCGGTACATCGTGTTCCGCCCGCGCTTCGTCTCGGTGCTGCCGGGCTTCGGCAGCGGTCCCCGGCGTCCCATGTTTTCAAAACTCCCCAGAAATACGCGCAGAGGGCACGCGGGGTCTTCCGTTGGGTTTCGGTTTTCCGGCCGACCCCACCCCCCTAGACGTTGATTCCCTTCCTTCGCTGCTCCTCCCGCGTCTTCGTCCCGTGGCAGGACTGGCACAGGACCTGGAGGTTCGCGTCGTCGTCGGTGCCGCCGTCTTCGAGCGGCTTGACGTGGTCGACGTGGGCGGCCCTGCCATAGGCGACGCGGGAGCAGCTGCGGCAGCGGTAGGCGTCACGGACCAGGATCCGGACGCGGCGAGCCCGCCAGTCGGCCGCACGGTAGTGGGCGACCTCCTTCGTCGGCTCGGTCGCCTTCAGTCGGCCCGGCTTGTAGCGTTCGATCCTGGCTGGCATCAGGTGGCCGCAGGTTCGGGCTCCGGCGGCAGCAGGGCCACGGCATCCGCCCACGGGATCACCGTCACCTCGCGGCCGAGGACTGACTGGTCGGCGGCTTGCCACATCGAGTGCAGCAGCCCGCCAGGCTCGACCTCCGTCAGCACATCGGCACAAAGGATCAGCCGGCCGTCGGTCGCGACCTGTGGCACCGGGACGCAGTTCGGCGAGCCGTGGACGGCGTGCAGCTGGGCCAGGCGGCCGGCGAGCGCGGGCGAGAACACGAGCGCCAAGCCGCGAGCCGTCGCGTAGTCGATCGGGAGCGTCAGGTCGGCGAGCTTCACACGTTCCTCCCCATGGACGTCTGGAAGGCCTGCATGGCGGCATAGAAGGCCGCGACCTGGGACGCGGTGAGCGACAGCCCAAACGAGTAGCCGCCCAGCCTGGCCGACGAGTATTGGGCGAACGATCCGGAGGCCTGCTGTATCGCGAAGGCGGCGATGCTCCAAGTTACGCTCGACCAGTCCGATATCAGGTTCGCGCCGCCGGCATAGGAGGTCGTCAGCGTTGCGCCCGATCCCCAGAGAATGCCGACCCGGTTTCCGCTCTGCGTGAAGATGTAGTGTCCAGCGATCGCTGTCTGGGTGGCCTGCATTCCGTTATTGACGACGGACGCCTCGTACTTCGTCACCGCGTCAGAAGTCCCGATATAAAACCCGGCGTTCGCTGCGGTGTTCCACGCTCCTAGGCTTGAGTCATATGTGGTGTCTGACCCGACGATCTCGTAGGCCGAGGCGTGGAAGTTGAACCCGCCGAACGTGTTACACGGGACGCCCGTGTCGAGCCGTTTCGATGCTGTCCGCAATCCAGCCAGGCCACCGGTCGAGCCGGTCTCGACGTAGTCGCCGGTTACGAAGTTGGAGTTTGTGTCCGTGGTGTTTCCGAGTTGCGTCCCGGTGCGGGTCCGTCCGCGGTACAGGGGCACCAGGCACGACGCGAGCCCGGTCCCGGCGAACAGATTCAGCCGGACGAACCGATCGCGGATCCCGGCCGCAGCGATCGCCAGGCAGAACTGGTAGACCGCAGTCATCGTGTCGGCGCTGACGCTGCCGCCGTTGGTCGTCACGCGGCTGGCCCAGTCGTCAGCGTCAGCGAATCCCGAATAGCCGGGGATGAACGCGAACGTCTTCCAGGCTGAGTCGCCTGCCAGGAACGAGTAGGCCCCGGCCGTGCCGCTTCCCAGCCGGGCGGCCGCGACCGTTCCGCTCGTGATGTCGCCGGCCGCGTGGGTGTGGCTGCTCGATGCCGCGCCGATGTCGGCCGGCGACAGGGCGTCCGTCCCGCCGGTGGCGTGGCTGGTTTTGTGAGCCGTCGGGGTGCGGGCGTCCGACAGCCGGGCGTCGTTACCCAGGCAGACGGTCGAGCTGGTCGAGCCCGTCGGGATCCGCCCGATGTCCAGCGTCCCGCTGGCGATGTTGGCGGCGTTCGTGGTGTCCGTGGTGGCCGAGGCCGCCAGCCCGCTGACGTCAGCCGCGCCGATCGTCACGGCCCCGGTGCGGCCGGCGACGCTGGTCACGTCGGCATTGACAGTGCCGCTGGACAGGAACAGCCCAGATCCCACGATCACGCCGCCAAGCGTCGTCGTCGTCGCTGCCGGCAGCGTGTAGGCCGAAGGGGTGCCGCTCAGGTCGGAATAGGCTCCGGATGTCGCCACGGCCGCCAGGCCGGTGATCTCCCCGGAGGCGTGTCCATGGCTGGCCGCGGCGTAGCTGCCGGCAGCCTGCTTGCCATCCAGGGCCGACTCCAGGCCGACGACTTCGCCGATCTGGTGGCTATGGACTCCGGCCGCCTTCCCGGCCAGTTCGGTCTGGAGGCCGGAGACCGTGCTGATCGCCTGGGTCCCGGTGTGCGTCGAGCGGTCCCGCAGCTGGGCGTCGGTCGCGTTCGCCGTGGCCCCGGTCGCGATCCCGTCAAGCTTCGTCTTTGCCGCGCTGCCAGCCCACCAGGCCGCCACCGCCTGGAAGACCCGCGCGGCCGTGAAGGCCCGCCTGGTCGTCGAGGAGCCGGCCTCGGCCTCGGCCTGGCTGATCGTGTCGGCGGTCCACTCGCGGGCGTCAGTCAGCCGGGAGTCGCTCGTGGAAACCTTCCCGGCCAGGGCTGTGGTCACAGTGCTGGCGAAGTTGGCGTCGTCGCCCAGGGCCGCGGCCAGCTCGTTCAGCGTGTCGAGGCTGGCCGGCGCGGCGTCGATGACGGCGGTGATCGCGGCCGTGACGTCCGCCGGCGTCGCCTTCGCGTCCAGGGCCGTCTGGAGGCCCGTCACGTCGGAGATCGCGTGGGAATGACTGGCGGCGGCGTAGGAGCCGGCGGCCTGCTTCGCGTCGAGCGCCGCCTGGAGGCCGGTGACGTCTCCGATCGCGTGGGTGTGGCTGGCCAGGACGATCGATCCGCCGCTGGTCGCCAGGCCAGCTCCGACGGACAGGGCGACGGCCTGGGTCTCGGAGTCGTAGGTCAGCGGAGCGGCCGCGCTGACGACGCCGGGCTCGCCCTGCGGACCAGGCGGTCCCATGCCACCGCTGACGGTCGCCGAGACCGTCTGGCCGCTCGTCGAGACCTCGATCTCCTCGTTCTGGACGTTGACGTCGATCGGCATCAGCGAACGACCTCCAGGATCCCTTCGAGGGCGGTCCGGCGGACGCTGCCGGGCGACTGCCACACGATCCGCCACAGGTAGGAGCCGGGGCCGATCGCGGCCGTCACGGTCTCGGTCATCCCGATCGAGACCTGGCCGGCGGCGAGGTTCACGTTCGCGACAGTGATCGCCCCGACGTTCGCGCCGGTGATCGCGGAGACCGCCTCGGCCGTGAACGTGTAGCCGGTGAGGTCGATCGAGAAGTCGAGCAGCTGGGACAGCTCGTCCCCGCGCTTGACGGTGAGGTTCAGCGTCCCTGGCAATGTTGATACGGTGGCCATGGCACCAGCCTAAGCGTCGACCGGGCCGGAGAATCCAGGATTCCACCGCTGCGCGGCTTCCTCCTCGGTCCATCGTTCCGCCCGCAGCTGGGCCGCGCGGCGGTAGATCTCCTCGACCGGGATCTCGACGATGTCTGGGTGGGGCGCGTAGACCCGGCCGGGCCGTGGCCCGCGCTTGTTCCGCGGGAGGTCCGCCAGCTCGCCCAGGCGGGCGGCGTAGAGCCGCCGGGGCGACACGCCGGCGGCCCGGCCGGCTTCACCGTCGGATGAGCCGGCGGCCAGCGCCCGGCGGATCGTGGCCTCCTCGTCGCGCGTCAGGACCCGCGGCCGTCTGGCCATCACGCGGGCCTCCGGATCGTGATCACGGTCCTGGCCCGCGACCCGTAGCGCTTTCGGCAGGCGTTGGCGACGACCTGGGTGTCGTCGACCCAGACCATCCCCGACTTCGTGATCGCGTCCCAGACGGCCTTTTCGATGTTGTCGTTGTCGCCGCAGTTCTGGCCGGGGAAGGCCGGGGCCGTCGACCGCAGCCCGCCGCCCTTGGCCAGGTGGGACGGCGGGCGGACGAACACCGCCTCGACGTCGATCTCGTGCGGGCCCTTCGAGACCTCCCAGCCGCGCTGCCGGGCCTCGAACGTCGCGCGGAGCGTGATCGCCGCCTTGTAGGTCGCGATCCCGTTTTTCGTCGGCGTGTAGGTCCGGCCGTTGGCCCACCTTGGCCTCGGCTGCGGGATCGGGTCGCCTGGGATCTCGAACGTGATCGCGTCCATGCGACCCGCCACGGTAGAGGGCTGGCCGCTTGAATCCAGCGGCTAGCGGGTGTGGATCCAGAGCCGGTGGGCGGCCTGCCACTCCCAGTCCTGGTCGTCGAGCATGACGACAATCGTGACGGTCGACCGCGACCCGTACAGGCCCTGGAGCGTCGACCGGAGATTCATCAGCCGATCAGCGGCGCGGGCCGTGAACTCCCCGGCGTAGACCGCACGGAGGAAGGAGTGGTAGTCGTGAAAATGGTCGACCCAGCACTTCGTCGGGACGTCCTGGCCGTCCTTGAAGATCCGGAGGAACTCCCGCTCCAGCTGCTCGGTCGTGACGTGTAGGACGCCCATGCCGCCATGGTGGCGGGCTGGCGGCTTGAATCCATGCGGACGATCACGCCGCGCCCTCCCGCAGCTTCTGGACCAGGGCCCGCTTCGTCGCCTCGAACCGCGCGGCGTCGTCGCCGGTGAACCCGGTGGCCGGTGGCCGGTCCTCCGGGCCGCGGTAGCCGCCGGCGGGTCGCTGCTCGCGCGGATTGTCGAACTGGCCCCCCAGGACCTTGTCGACGAAGCCCGCCGCCACGAGCTGCGGCAGCGTCACCGGGTCGCGGAAGTAGCGGCAGCGCGGGAGGGCCTCGATCGCCGCCAGCGCCTTCTGGAACCAGCCGGGCTCGGCCAGGCGGTCGCCGACCTTGTCCGGCGGGTCTGGGAGCTTCCACGGCCGCCCCGTGCCGGCCGCCCAGGCCTGGCGGAGCGTGTCCCAGCCTGGAGGCCCGACGGGGCCGCTGTCCTCGTCCCCAGGCGTAGCCGTCACGGGGGAAGAAGAAGAATTTCTATTTCCTCTATCTCCTCTCTCTAGGGCGCGTGCCGTCCCCGCTGGGGGCGCTACGCGCCCCCGCTTGGGGCGCTCAGCGCCCCCGGCCTTGTCGACCTGGTGCCGGACGGTGGCCAGGGCCCTGGATTTTGCGGCTTTTGAGAACCGACGCTCCCATCCGGGGATCGCCACAGTCCCATTGTCGCCGTCGATCACGAGCCAGCCCACCGCCTCGACCTCCCGCCAGAACTCCTCGTCGCCACCGCAGAGCCGCGCCAGCAGCCGGACCGACATCCGGGCCGTGCCGTCGGAGCTGTTCAGGGCCGCCCAGCCCCAGAGCATCAGGAGCCGGCCGACGACCTGGTCCGGGGCGAGCCCCGTCCGGTCCACCAGCTCCAGGACCTCCGGCTTCTGCGGGAGGCAAACGTCGTATGGGATCCATTCACCGGCCATCTATCTAGTCCTTTCAGAATGCAAACTGCTTGATTGAGATCGGCGGCGCTCTGCAACAAGTCGCTCAAGCAACGCCCCCTCAACATCCGTCGGCAGCCTGGCTGTCTTTATTCGTCTAGCAGCGTTCCGAGCAGCTTCCGCGGCGGCGTAACGCTCAAGGGATTCATTCAACGTCGCGCATGCCGTTTCTGGGTCGATCGCGTGCCACACACCAAACTCATCAAACGTATTCAGGAACCGAAATGTCGCCGTGTTATGCCACCACAACTCGGTCGGCCTTCCCTTTGTTTGGACTCGCTTCCTGCTGAACGCTGCAATACTTGCAACAGCGTTGAGCGCCGCCCTCAGACAGTCTTTATCGCGATTCTTTAGAACTTCTCTGTGAATCCTTGAAGTTGAGCAAAACGGATTTGAATAGATAAAAAGAGCAACGCGCTCGAAATCGTGTGTAACTGAGCAAACAGGCGTCGCATCTCCTGCGCGGCACACCTCAACTCTTGCGCTGCCATCTTGAAGCAATCGCCCTCCATGGCGGGAATCGTTTGTGACGCTGCTTCCAAGCCCATCGAAACTTTGTTTTACGTCAGGCGAAATGCCGGCCGGCAGGCGTTTTAGTACGCGATTTCCCTTTCCGATGTTGCAATCACTGCAACACGAAACGAGGTTGTCGTATCCGTCTGAGCCGCCAAGAGATCGCGGGTACACATGGTCTTCATGGAACGCAACAGACAAGCAAACGCCGTCAAAAGCTGACTTGCCGCAATAGACGCACCGAAACCCGTCTCGCTCAAGCACGGAAAAACGACGTTTTGCGCGCACGACAGAGCGTTTCACGACTTCGCCCTCCATAGCCTCGCCCCGGCGGTCCCGTGGCCCTTCCTGCGGGCCGCGAACCCGACCGCCTCGATCTTGCCGCTTTTCGACAGCGTCCCGAACACCGGCCCGAAGGCCCTGGCGTCGTGCGGAACCAGGCCGCGCCGCTGACAATGGTCCACCAGCTCCTCGCCAGACATGGGACGGCCCGCCTTGACCAGGACCGCCAGGATCTCCTCGCGGGCCGCCGCGGCGTCGAAGCCGCGCCGCTCGGCCTTCTCCAGGCAGGCCGCCCCGGCCGCCAGGCCGGCCTGGCGGAACAGCGGCAGAGATTCAATCGCTTCGAGCGTCGTCTGTAGTGGCATCCGTCCCTCCGTGTTCGGTGGCCCCGTGACGTGGGGCGAGCCGGCGGGTCCTGGGTTCGGTGGAGGCCCGCTCCAGGGCACCCGCGGCCGGTGTTATGTCGCGACCGCCG